CAAATGCTGGTGTCATTGAAGTATTTTTACCAACTTCTCCTAGTAGAGGAGATAGAATTGTATTGGCCGATTACTCTGGTACATTTGCTACTAATCAATGTATTGTAAACACAGGTGGTAAATTAATTGATAGTACAACAGGTCCAGATTTTAAACTTACTACAAACAATACAATCGCAGAATTTATTTACGTTGACGCCGCTAAAGGTTGGCTTGTTTATTTAAATCAAGCGGCTGGCACAACGCCAGACGCCATAGTAACTGGTAATTATGATGTTAATACAATATCAGCCACAGGAGGCACGATAACAGAATCAGGTGATTTTAAAATTCACACATTTACAGGTGATGGTAACTTTGTAGTTGCTACAGCTGGTGACGGCACAGACGCAGCTCCTAGCATAGTTGATTATCTAGTAGTCGCTGGCGGTGGTGGTGCTGGTGGTGAAATGGGTGGCGGAGGAGGAGGCGGAGGCTTTAGAGTATCTAACGCTACTTGTATGCCTAGTCCTCTAACATCACCTTTAGCTAGTCCCACAGGAATTACCGTTACAGCACAAACTTATCCAGTCACGGTTGGTGCCGGAGGAGCAGGTGGTACTCCAGCGCCTAATGGAGGTTGTAAAGGTTCAGATTCAGTTTTCTCAACTATAACATCAACAGGTGGTGGTTTAGGTGCTGCTTCAAATGCTTCTACAGATCCAGCAGGAGGAGCTGGAGGATCGGGTGGCGGAGGTGGTGGGTCTCCATCAGGAACACCTGGCGGAACAGGAAATACCCCTCCAGTTTCACCAGCACAAGGTAATAATGGTGGTAACGGTGCTGGTGGTGGTTCATCTGAAGCAGGTGGCGGAGGCGGAGGTGCTGGAGCGGCAGGAACAAATGGCGCAACTGGTTCATCTGGAGGTAATGGTGGTGTCGGATCATTTGTTGTATCATCAGGATTTGCTGGGTGTAATGGAACACCAGGCCCCGTAAGTAATGCAAAATACTTTTCAGGTGGTGGCGGAGGCGGTGGTGCTGCTACCGTAGGAACAGCTGGTACAGGAGGTTCTGGAGGTGGTGCTCAAGGAAGAACACCAGGAAATCCAGGCGATCCACAATCAGGAACAGCTAACACAGGCGGTGGTGGCGGTGGTCAAAAAAATGGTACACAAGCTGGTGGAGCTGGTGGTAAAGGTATTGTTATTATAAGATACAAATTTCAGTAATTAAAACTGTTATATATATTATTGTGAATTAAGGAATTAAAATATGAATTTGAAAAATTATTATTACTATTTTCAATCAGCTTTGTCACCTAAGCTTTGTCAACAAATTATAGATTATGGCAAGCAACATCAACCTCAAATGGCTATTACGGGTGGTGTTGAAAGAGAAGACGGATCCGGTCGTAAAGCTGATGGTTCTCTAAAAAAATCCGTAGTTAAAAATATTCAAAAGAAAAGAAAATCTGACATAGTTTGGATGAATGATCGTTGGATTTATAAACAAATACACCCATTAATACACGAAGCAAATGCTAAAGCAGGCTGGAATTTTGAGTGGGATTTTTCCGAGTCTTGCCAATTTACAAAATATGGAGTAGGTCAATATTATGGCTGGCATTGTGATAGTTGGGATGTGCCTTATAATAAAAAAGATGATCCTAATTCACACGGAAAAATAAGAAAGTTATCAGTCACTATCAGTCTAAATGATCCTGACGAATATGATGGTGGTAATTTAGAATTTGATTTTAGAAATCAAGTTGATTGGGAAAGAAATAAAAAATCAAAAATCAAATCTTGTGAAGAAATAAGACCTCGTGGTTCAGTTATAGTTTTTCCAAGTTTTGTATGGCACAGAGTAGCACCAGTTACAAGAGGTACAAGATATTCACTAGTAATTTGGAACCTAGGATGGCCTTTTAAATAATGTATATATAGTAGTGATTTTAAGGAGAATATAATGGCAGTTACAACATCAAACAAAGACATAATGGATACAAGTTGGTATTTCAGCACGCCGGTTTATAGAATTGAAAAACCAGAGTTTTTATCATCAGCAATTAAAGCTACAGACAAATATATTAAAGAGTCTGAAAAAAGAGAACAATCAAAATTAAAAGAAAGAAAAAAGTGGTTAGGCAATAAAGATTATTTAAAAGTAAAAGACCACGGAATGAGTTATCATTCAACACCCTTAAATGGTGATCCTGGTTTAAAAGAATTAGAATCATATATTGGTGCCACATCTTGGAATTTATTAGATGAGTGGAATTATAAAATGAAAGACTACACAATGTTTTTCACAGAGTTTTGGGTACAAGAATTTGCTAAGGTTGGTGGAGGCCATCACAGCACACACGTTCATTGGGATAATCATATATCAGGATTTTACTTTTTAAAATGTTCAGACAAAACATCATTTCCTGTTATGCACGATCCAAGAGCAGGTGCTATGATGACAAAATTACCTCAAAAAGATACCAATAGAGTTAGTCCAATGTCAGATTCTATTCACTATAAACCAAAACCAGGAACTCTAATATTTTTTCCTGCTTATGTACCACACGAATTTGCTGTAGATATGGGAGTTGATACATTTAGATTTATTCACTTTAATTTACAAGCAGTTAGAAACACTATTGTTAATTCAGCGAAAGGTATGAAATAATGAAAGCAAGATTTAAAAAAAATCATTTTTTAGTTATAAAAGAGGCCATTGATCCTAAAGTTGCTAACTTTGTTTATAACTATTTTTTAATGAAAAGACAAGTGGCAAGAACCTTTTTCGATCAGCGTTACATATCTCCGTTTGATACGGAATGGGGTGTTTGGAATGATGAACAAGTGCCAAACACTTATTCACACTATGCTGATACAGCTATGGAAACTTTACTATTAGCCGTTCAACCAAAAATGGAAAAACTAACAGGTATAAAATTAAATCCTACTTACTCTTATGCTCGTATATACAAAAAAGGTGATGTATTAGAAAGACATAAAGATAGATTTAGTTGTGAAATATCAACTACTATGAATCTTGGTGGTGATGATTGGCCAATTTATTTAGAAAATAAAAAAAATGTTGGTATACCTGATGGTAAAAAATATACAGCTATTAGCACGAATAAAGGTACAAAAATAGTATTAAAACCAGGTGATATGTTAGTTTATAAAGGTATGATACTTGAACATTGGCGAGAAGTATTTTTAGGCGACAATTGTGCTCAAGTATTTTTACATTATAATAATGTTAATTCAAAAGACGCTGATAAAAATATGTTTGATACAAGACCTCATTTAGGCCTGCCTGCTTATTTTAAGGGTATGAAACTATAACTATAAATAGTTATATGAGTAAATTGGAAGAAAAAGTCAACGAAATACTTGGTATTGAAAAAGAAGTACAAAAGGTAGAAAAAGAATTTAAACCTTTAGTACCTCGTAAAGAAGACAAGCAAAAAGAAGACGTTGATAATGATTACAAATATAGTAGAGAAAATTACTATAATTTAATTGAAAGAGGCCAAGAAGCTATACAAGGTATATTAGATGTAGCAAAAGAAGGCCAACATCCTAGAGCATATGAAGTAGCATTAGCAGGTATTAAAAATGTCGCTGACACCGTTGATAAATTACAAGATTTACAAGCCAAATTAAAAGAATTAAAACAATTACCAAAATCTTCAAATGCTAATATTAAGAATGCTTTGTTTGTAGGGTCAACTGCTGAATTACAAAAAATGTTGAATAGAAAAAAAGAAGATGAAAGTATTAAAAGCAAAAACATCACACCCGAAAAAACAGATATTTCCGATTAGTGAATTAAAATATAATCTTTATTACGAAAAAAACAATTCTCAATTGGTCAATGGCGCCGAAGATATTTTAAGTGGTGCTGATATGATTGACCCTATTCAGATAAAAAAATATACACCATCTAAAACTCCTAGATATGGAGCTAATGGTAAGGTGTATAGAGAAAGAGTATATGGTGTTTGGAAAGGTAATCAAAGAGTAACTGCTGCTGTTAAATTAGGATATACACATATTGAAGGTATTATATTAGATGAAAAATCATAATTTTCCAGTTAATAGTTTTATAGGTGGTTGGTATATACCTAAAAAAATTTGTGATAATATAATAAAATATTTTAATACTCATAAAAACGATAAAGCTAAAGAAGGCCGTTTAAATGATAAAGTATATGATATTACAGCAAAAGATAGTTTAGATATGAGCGTAGGTCCAAAAAATAGAGAAGAACCTTTTTTTTCGTATAGACACGCACTACAAAAATGTTTAAATAATTATTTAAAAAAATATAAATGGGCTAACAATTTGGATCGTTTTAGAATTAATATGGGTTATAATATTCAGTATTATAAACCTCACGGTGGTTTTAAAAATTGGCATTTTGAAAGAACAAATATATCCTCATCAAAAAGATGTTTAGTTTTTATGACTTATCTTAATGATGTAGAAGACGGTGGCACAGAGTTTTATTATCAAAAGATTACAACTCCAGCTAAAAAGGGTTTAACTCTAATATGGCCTACTGAATGGACACATACTCATAAAGGTCAAATTAGTAGATTAAAGGAAAAATATATAGTAACAGGATGGTATACATTTAATGACTGACGCATATCTAGGTAATCCTAATTTAAAAAAAGTTAACACATCTGTTGAGTTTACCAAAGAACAAATTTTAGAATATCAAAAGTGTGCTAACGATCCATTATATTTTATGGAAAAGTATATTAAAATTGTTTC